TCATCGAGCGGTCTGCGCCGCAGTAGCCGTCGCTGGTGGCCTGCATGACTGCCCACAGACGGTGCATCTCGGCCTCGCTCTCGGCGCGGGTCAGGCCGCTTTCGGCCAGATCGCTCTCAAGGATGACCTCATACAGCGGCTTGCCGCTCTCCTTGCAGAGGTCGATCATCTCATGCACGGATGAAAATGCCATCTTTCCCGCCCCCTTACAGATTCAGAATCGTGACCTTGACGATGCCCGGCTGGCTGCCCAGCTGCCCGGCGATCTCGTCCGGGATAGGCTCGTCGCACTCCAGCACCATGACGGCGTAGCCGCCCGCCGTCGAGCGGTAGAGCTGCATCGTGGCGATGTTGACGCCGTGCTGGCTCAAACAGGTGGTGACGGCTGCCACATGGCCGGGCGTGTCCTGGTTGTGGACGATCAGCGTGTTGTGGTCTCCGCCAAAATTCGTCGTGATGCCGTCGATCTGGCAGATGTTGATCCGCCCGCCGCCGATGGATGCGCCGACGACCTCGAGCTTACGGCCCGACGCACCGGTCAGCCGCAGCACTGCCGTGTTGGGGTGCGCACCACGCAGGTTTGTGGTGCCGATCTTAAAGTGCAGCCCGGCCTCCTTGGCAATGGAAAAGCTGTGCGGGATGCGGTCATCGTCCGGCTGCATGCCCAGCAGCCCGGCGACAAGCGCCCGGTCCGTGCCGTGGCCGCGCCCCGTGGCGGCAAAGCTGCCGTAAAGCAGGATCTCGGCCTCGGCAGGCTGCTCCCCCAGGAGCCGCCGCGCCGTGCTGCCGATGCGCACCGCACCCGCCGTGTGGCTGCTGGACGGCCCCGTCATGACCGGGCCGAGCACATCAAATAACCGCATAACGGACACCTCACTTATAAAATGGTATAGAATGAGTATAGCGGATTTGGCGCGGGATTGCAAGGCACGGGCAGAAAAGGAAGAAAATGTTAAGAATAACAACACTTCCCAGATAAATTTTTACGTTTATCGGGGAAAGTGTTTGAAAAATGCGGAGAGAAGTTGGAGACAAACCGTTTCCGGGATGGCACGGAAACGGTAGTACGATACGAAGATTGTGTGTAGGCACCGACGTAGGCACCCGTTGTGTTTTCTGGTGCTTTAGGGCGTTTTTTACGAATAGTTACGAACAGAAAATAGAAAAAGAATCAGCCGATATTCAACGTGTTAGCGTTGAATATCGGCTGATTTGGCGGAGTAAGAGAGATTTGAATTTGTTACAATGTGCGCTATGGTGTGGAAAATTGATTGTTTACGAAAAATATACGAACCAATGCGGTTTATGCGGTGAAGTGCGCGTTGAGGATTCGTGTGGCTTCATCGACTGCGCTGGCCTTGGCCTCGACGTACCAGCGCTGGGTTGTCAGGATGTCGGCGTGGCCCATCAGCTCCTTGGCGACCTGCGGGCTGATGCCACACTGTACCAGCGTGCTGGCGAACTCATGCCGGAGCTGGTGGGCGGTGAAGTCCGGCTCTATGATCGTCTTGTACAGGGGCGCACCGTCCTTCGATTTCTTGCCGGTTTTGTAGCGCTTGCCGCTGTCGTGAGCGTGGCCGATGCCAATGCAGTATTGCAGCCATGCGTTTTGGTATCGACTCTTCGTCATGGGCTTTTTGCCGCCAAAGATGAAATCATCATCGGCCAGATCGTCCAGTCGGCTGCCGAGCGCATCCTGCAGGGGCTTGAGGATCGGCACGGTACGGTAGGCGCTGTCGGTTTTCGGATCCTCCAGCTCGGGGTAGTTGTTGTGCCAGACCACGGCCTTGCACACGCGGATCGCGCCGTCAGCGAGGTCCTTCTTCTGCAGCGCCATCACCTCGCCCAGACGCAGGCCGGCGTACATCATGATGGCCGGGCAGAGGCCGAAGCCCTCGGGGTGGGCTTTAACATCGGCGATCTCCTGCTCTGTGGGGGCGCGGCGCTTTTTCTGGGGCAGCCCCTGGGGCAGCTTGAGCAGTGTGCAGGGATTGGTGTCGCCGTTCATCTCGGCGCACCAATACTGCCAGATAAGGGAGAGCACCGACTTCTGCCCGGCAATGCTTTTGTAGGCGTAGCCCTGCGCGGCCATGTGCATCAGCTCGCGGTTGATGTCGGTGCTGGTGATCTCGCGCATGCCCTGCCCCTCAAACCAGCCCTTGGCAAGCTCCACCTTGTGGCGGTAGCCCCGGCGGGAGCCATACTTGATACACGGCTCCTTGGTGCGCCAGAACGCCTCTGCGACCTCACAGAAGGGGTCTCCCCTGTCCCGGCGGGTGCTGGCCTCTATGAGGGCCGCGTCGAGCTTGGCCTGCACCTCCTTTGCGGTGCGGCCATAGAAGTGGCGGGTCTTGCCATCAATGACGCGGCAGCGCTCGATCAGGCCGTCCGCGCGTTTTTTCGTTTTCGCCATGTAAAAACCTCCTTACGATACACTTTGACAAGCGTGTCCGGAGGTGGTACAATACGAGTTGGAAGGGTTTCGTATTGTGTCCACCTTGGACACGCCGAGCCACTAAAATGTCTCACGGTTGCAGCCGTGGGGCGTTTTTTGCTTTTTTGGTAATTCCTACAAAAGTGTTCGTACCGCTTGCATAATGGATCCGAACTGTGTATAATATAGATAAAGGAAGACTCGTGAAGGAAAAAGGCTGGGTTCCCGAATGGGAGTAGGCTTAATGCTTAGAATCCTTTGCCCCTGGGGTCTCCTCTTTTTTTGACCTTTCTTTTAAGACCTGGAGAATGTTCTCCGGGTCTTTTTCTATTTCCATAACAATCAAATCAATAGTTGCCATAGAGTAACTATACATAGGATGCGAAGGAACATTATAGCTGTAACACAATTTTGGATTACTCTTTATTCCATAATGCTGCACAAAAAGTCGAAAATGGTAGCTGTTGATTGTAACCGCAACGCCATCACTTGCCAAGCGTTTGTTTATTCTGGTAATACAGCGTTTTTCATTGAATGGGTAGACATTATTCGGGTCCTGTATTTCCTTGATGATAACACCACTCGTCTCTGCATTCTTGTCAATATGTATGGTCGAGGTTGCCTTGTCTTTGTCTTTTGTGATGTAGTGATAGTGTTCAATGCGAATGGCAAATGCTGCGTTATTTTCTTCTGCCGATAGGCTTTGTATGTCTGCGCTTGCCTGTAAAAGGCGGTTTGCCAATTCCGGCGGATATTTTGCACGGATCTCTTCCACGTCCAGCGGACGCATACTTACCGTCAATGTGAGAAAATTCTGCGGAACATACTTGTTTGCTTCAATGCCAAAAAAGTCATGCAGTTTTTCTGTATAGTTAAATACACAGGACTGAAACAGCGGCACATAGACCATCTCATATTCTTCTGTGATGAAATGTGTGCTGGTATTCCGCAATTCGATAATCTTTTCAAGGTTCAGCCGCAGGGGCGCTTTTCTGTTCGTAAAGACCTTTTCGATACAATTCTCAAGGGATAATGTTCGGTTCGGATTATCCTTGTAATAGATTGACCTTTCCCCCTGCGTGTTCATCATATGTGCCTTAAGCAATAGCTCCCAAGCATTACAAATGAACATAGAGAATCCTTCGATGCGGTAATGAATCGTTGGCTTGTTATACACTTCAATCGCCATCAAAAAGGACTCGATTGATTTATCAATAAGACGGTTCACTGTGTTTTCCAATGCTTTCTCCTTACTGTTCCATAGTCTAAATTCTGTTCCTTTGAGTTTCGTTCAGTAGAGAAGGGCTATTTTTGCAGTCCCCTGCAGAGGCCAACGGCCTTGCCTTCGATGGTGATGGTGTTCATATCCTCGCCGATGCGCAGGATAGTCGGAAATGTGGGGCTTTCCGACCTCGGTTTGCAACTGTCACTCCAGTTTTTCAAATACCATAGTTGCCTGAATACGGTCACCGCCCATCAGGCCCTTGCTGCCGCTGCTGGTAGTAGAAATCGTGTGCAGGCGATACCCCTTTGCGGCCTGCTCATTGATGACTTTCTCCAATTCCGTCAGATTGCCGGAGCCGGTTCCGATAAATTTTTCTTTCAGAATGACTTGCAGCACAACGTAGTGGTAGTTATTGCCGGATGCCCTGGAAAATGTGGATTCCTCCTGAAGTGTGTCAAAAATGCCCATAATAAGTACCTCCTATTTTATACCGCTGTTGCGGTTTGTTACAACTTCCTACACAGGCCGACGGCTTTGCCTAAAACCAATGGGTGTAGCCTGTGACAAGCCCTTCGATTTGGATGTTATCTAGCTCAGGCCCACTGTACATCTTTGGCCGGTAGGCACTGTTGGCAGGGACTAATGTGATGGTGCTGCCGTCATAATATACGCGCTTGAGGGTGGCCTCTTCCCCTGCTGGTCGGTATTGTGTCCACTCTGGACACGCTGATCTATACGCTCACGGTGTTGGCGCACTGTGAGCGTTTTTTGTTATACTTAATAACAACGTTTACAAGGCGTATAACCCCAAGACTCGGCCTGCTCAAGTGTCACCTCGGTTGGATTTTCCATGCCGCTGCAGCTCGGGAGGCGGTGGTATTTTGTGCCGCTGTTGGCGATGTAGACCATGGTGGGCTTGGCCTCGGCGGGCTCCGGCGTGGCTGTAGGTTCTGGCGTCGGGGTCGCGGTGGGTTGCGGTGTGGCGGTCGGCGCGGCTGTGGGCTGTGGCGTCTCGGCGGCGATTGTCGCGGTGGGCATCGGCGGCTGTTGGGTGCTCTCTTTATTATTGCCGCCAACAATCCCGAGGATGATAAGCACGGCCCACATTACTGCTATAATGCCGGCGCGGGCTTTCTTGCTGAGCTTGAACATGTCCGTGGTCCACAGCCAGTAAGTCAGAAGAATCGGCAGGAGTGCGATACCCAGCAGCAACCAGAGGCAGCCGTTTTTGTCATTGTCCCCGCGGCCGGAGCTGCTGCCGCCGGATGACTTAGCGGTGTCCCTTGCCTTGCCGCCCTTGCCCGATGATGTAGAAGCGCTGTATGAAATCCCAGTGCCGGGGATACCCACAGATGCCGTCCTACGCCCGTTGGAGCTGACGGTATAGTGTGCGCCCTTGCGGCCGAACGAGACGCTTGTGCTGTTCTTGTTCAAGTTCAGCCGCACGCCCGGGGCGATTTTTACACTTTTGCGGAATCTGAGGCCCATGTGAAACACATCCTTTACAGTTTGCGGCAGAGGCCGACGGCTTTGCCTTCGATGGTGATGGTGTTCATATCTTCGCCGATGCGCAGGATAGTCGGAAATGTGGGATTTTCTGCGCGAAGCTCGATGTGATCGTCAAACAGGAAAACGCGCTTGAGGGTGGCCTCGCCATCGATCAGGACGGCGGCGACCTCGCCGTTCTCGACCATCGGCTGGCTGTGAATGGCTACGACATCGCCGTCTTTGATTTTTGGCTCCATGCTGTCGCCCTGGCATAGCAGCGTAAAGTCGGCGTGCCAATCGCTGGGGACTTCATCATAGGCCTCGACATTCTCCTCCGCGAGGATGGGTGTGCCGCAGGCAATCTGCCCCACACGCGGGATGCGGTCCCGCTTCGGCAGCGGCTGGAACCCGGCGGGGATGGGTGCGACGCGTTCGACCTTCCCGACCAGATAATCGATACTTGTATCATAAAACTTGGCTAATTTGATTAGGACCTCCGAACTCGGTTCTCGAGTACCTTTTTCGTAATTGACATACGTTGTGTACGGCATACTCAGCGCCTGGGCGGCCTCTTTCATATTTATGCCTTTTTCGGTACGCAACGCTTGCAGTCTATTCATGACGTTGCCTCCTTCCCTTATAACTATGATACACATTTTGAGTAAATAGTCAATTGAAAATACCCGAAATGGGCAATATGCACAAATAATGAATACCCATTTCGGGCACTTTTTTACTTTACAATTACTCAAAATGAGTATATTATAATATACAGATACTCAATACGGGTATTACACAAGAAAAGTCTTAGAGGAGGTGAATTTGATGCCTTATCCAAATATCAATGCTGAACGTAGCAGAAAAGGCATGACGATAGCAGACCTCGCGAACGCGCTGGGGGTAACAAGGAAAACGATTTATAATTGGATGGCGCATGGAAGCATCCCGCAGAGTGCGCTTGAAAAAATGGCGACGCTATTCGATTGCTCGATAGATTATCTACTCAAACAATAGCAATGTGTCCACCTTGGACACGCAAAGGAGTTGATACAGATGAACGGAGTGTACGACAGGATCCGTCAGCTTCGCATTGCCAACGGGCTGACGCAGGATGAGCTGGCCCTGGCCGTTGGCTACACAGATAGGTCATCCGTTGCCAAAATCGAACTGGGCAAGGTCGATCTGCCGCTGTCCAAGGTCGCCGCCATTGCGCAGGCCCTGCACACAACCTCTCAGGAGCTGCTGTTCCCCAGCAACAATGTGTCCACCTTGGACACGCCCACAAGGAGGTAAGCAACATGACCCTGCTTGATGCCTTACAGGCACGAACAGCCGGGCATCCCTATCTGGCAAGGAGTGTCTGGTTATCCACAATTACTCTCGGCCCGTATGAAAGCAGCACCAAAAACGCCACAAAGCGCACTGAGTATCGTTAAAATACATATCCCTCCCTTCCGGCTCGATTATAGCACGGCGGGGATACAAGCTACAAGGAGGTGAACGCTATGCTGCAAGATGAACAGCGTGAGCAGGACAGACTGCGTGCGTGGTTTGGCGATGGCCTGTACGATAAACCGTCACCAGCTCCGAAAAAAGACGCTCCGCACAGCTGCGGACTACTTGCACACGTCTTTCTTCACGTCGGGGAGACGCTGATCGCCATATCGCTTTATGAGTTCCTGCTGTGCTTTCTGCCGGAAATCATTCAGGCAGTTGCCGCATTGCTGTGAGGGATGGGCTGTAATCATCACCAGCTTTTCAAGCTCTTGAATGCTTTTGTCTATATCGCTGTCAGGCGTACATAAAAGCTGCGCCGATGCTATTGATGCCAACAAAGCAAAGCGGTATTCCTGCGGGTCTTCAACCCAGCGCGCATAGGTGGACAACACCAGCGAGCAGGCACTGTGCAATTCTATATGCCGCTGCTGCTCTACCGCTGTTTTGCGTGCCATGTAAGCACCGACAAAGACGCCGATGACACCGAGGGTGCCGCTGACCGCAGTAAGAAGCAATGATAACCAATCCATTTTTATACACGTCCTTTCTGCCGTGATTATAGCACAGCGGGGATACAAGCTACAAGGAGGTAAGTATGGCACGCGAAAAGCAAGGCTACCGGGATGCGCTGGAGCGCATCCGGCATGAGGCTGCGGGCGAGCTGGTGACAGTGCCCGAGGCCGCACACATCGTTTACGGCACAGACCCCTACGCCGCGCGCAAGGTCTGCCGCAACTTTGAGGGCTGGATCGGGGCCGGGCGCGACAAGCGCATCCCGGCCACCGCGTTGGCGAGGCAAATTTGCTGATGACAATTGAGGATCTGAACTGGGTGCAATCCAGGCTTAGGAACTGCACCAACGCCCGCCGCCAGTTGAGAATCTGCGCCGAGTGTCTGAGCGTGGCCGAGGACACGCTGCTGGAGCGCCTGGGCTATACAAGCCTTGACACATTCCGCGCGGCGCACCCTCAAAACAGGCGGCCCGTCGGCCC